GGAAAGGAAAAGTCTACAGTACCAATTCTCGTTATTGTTTGTGCAGCTGCATTTACATTTTCTTCCCTGTTTATTCTATAAATGATCGTCAAGGTTGTGTTTGACGGAGCTACACCTAAATTATCAGTTTGATTTAAAATTGAAGGGTCAAATGAAGTGTCTGAAACGTGGTCTTTACCGTGCAATTGTAATATTACTTCTGATGGATCTTTCACTTCAACAGGAGTTTCTTCGCTTCCTTGGCCAAACTGTAAATAAAGGCCGTCAGGCGTTGAATCAACTCTAAAGCGACGGGAAACAGACACAGGTTTAAGAATATAAGGTACTGTACTATTATTAGAGTTTCTATTTATAACAGAAACGTATAAAACATCTTGACTTAAGTAATCTACCTCGAAATATTGATTTCCTTTATCATCAAATACTGATACTACTTCACTTATATTTTCGCCAACGAGCCCTATTCTTAAAAATGGAGTATATGACGATACCTGTACTTCTTGTACTGCCAACTCCCCAGAAACAACTTGGCCTGCAGCGCGGACGGCATATGTAGAGGGATTGCCCGTATCCACATCTTGATTTGCCACAACTATTGGATTTTCACTAAGTGCGAAATTCACATCTTCTAAGAGTGAAAAAACAGAACCACCGGATGAAAGAAAGGTTGAACCCTTTCGAAGTATGGGCATATAATTTTCATCTGGAGACTGTGAGCCAGCTTCTACAGGGACTGTGATATAAAAATCACATACGCCGAAAGAAGATGGATAAGGACTATATCTATAACCCATCTGGCGACTTAATTTTAATACATTGTCATATTCAATTGCTGTATCTAGAAAAGATTCATTTGCTTGGTAATCGGTATAAAAAGACAACATATCTCCAACGTAAGCAACTGTGTCCAGCATCATTGCCCCGAAAGATGCTTCGGTAAAATCCCTATAATTGTCCGGATAATATCTCCTAACATAAGATTCTAGATCAGCCCGTATTGATTGAAAATCCCTATTTGTATAATTTATTGCTGGTTTTTTTGTTGCCATATTTTTAACAAATCCTCTTTATAAATAAGTAGATAATTTAATTCTTAAAAGTAATAGTAAGCGAATCACTTATCCCTGCATTTGGCACTGTATATATTAGCTGTACTCCCATTGAATTTGTTGGGTCTGGTTCCCCTGGAATATCTTGCAAACTTATTCTTTGTATGTTTATTATTCTCGCATAAGGAACATACTTTTCTAATTGTTGGTTGATCCTATCTTTTAAATTTACGAAAACATCTGATGCCTCTGGGTTAAATAAGTAATTGCGCAATCCCACTCCAAACTCTGGGTTCATCATCCTTTCACCAGGAGATGTTAAAACAACCATCTTAATATTTTGCTTAATAACATCACCCACTGTTTTGTTCATTTTATAGAAGCCGTCTATTTCATCATATTGTAGGGGCAATTTTGGAGCATAACCGGTTGCCATATTTGAATCTCCTTTTATGTAATTAGAATAAAAAATATATTTTTATTATAAAATCTCCACCCTCATTAATATATTTCTAAGCTTCTGTTTCTGCTGCCTCTTTATCTTCACACTCATCACCTGCAAGTGTTTCCTTTTCTTCTTTTTTTCCATCTTTACCCCAATCCATAGAAATACCTTTTGCGATGGCGCCAATTGGAGTTAATGGTCCCGGCATAAACCAAGGAGTCTTCCAAGTAGGATCGACAGTGTTTGCAGCCATTTGAACTATTAATTCAAAAAATATTTTAGCAATAGAATCTGGTGATGGAGAACTTGTATTTAATTTTTCCTGAGAGTCCATGCCCTCAAGTACTTCATTAACATATGTGTAGTCTCCTTCTATTGTCTTTAACATTTGAACAATAAAAGAATTAATTAATTTTTTTGTTGGCAAAAACAAGTCTTGGAGCGACGGATATGCGCTTACAATAGAATAGCGATACACCATTGCTGTTGTAAAAACAGCCTCCTCAACTGGTAACAGTTCATTTAAATATTTATTATTATCCTTTATTACCTTATTGAGTAATTCAAATTTTAATCTATCAAGCACTTCTTTTCTTATTGGGTTTGGCTCAGAGCTTGTGGCGCCTGTACGTAGACCTTGTGCTAATGCAGTTTGAATTAATCTACAGGCAGACCATAAAGTTGGGCGCATAATGTTAGACTCATCTACATCTGATACATAATATTTTTCAGTCGTTTTATGAGGTGACATGAAAGAAGTGTTTATTTTCATAGGTGCATGCACATTTTTGAAAAAATTCTGTTGTAAGGCCCCAGCAACCTCTAGACCTTTATCGCCGCCGCGGCAGAAATCATATTTATACCCAACTCCAGGATCCTGAATATTTCCGAAGCCCAACTCTACAATATTTTTCATAATTATGTGCCATGGACTATCTGGAACAGTAGAGTCATATTTACCATTCGTTTTTTTCTCAGCCTCTTTAATTTTCGAAGCTATTATGTGTCCTGGTCGAGTTTTGCCGATTTCGCTGACGCCATATTTTTCATGTATTTCTTGCCAATAATCTCTTAAGTTATATTCAACCACTTCCAGTGGCAAACACAGCCAACGAATTCCAGAAATATCTTCAATGGGCGAACCGGGTTTCGGTTGGGAGAGGAGAAAAACTTTATCTAGATTATAATTTCTATCATTTTTTGCGACTTCTTTAAGTTCATCAGGAAGATTGTCGAAGCCAGTTAGCGAATCAATGTTATTTTTAATATATTGAGACACATAATCTTTCAAATTGGTGTTGTCTTCATATGGTATTACCAAATTAAGCCTCATACCAAGATTAAAATCAAACCATTCATCAAAAGGAGATTCAATAAAAATCGATCTAAGCCAATTGTAAAAAGAACAAATTTGTTTGGCATTCTTTGATAGCGCATTATCAATAAGCATATTTTTCCAGGACCCTGTGATGACGGCGTTGGGGTTGTCGGGTGAAAGATCCGGGAGTTCCATGTCTGGAAATTTGTGCTTAACCAAAAAATCTTGTATGGAGATCATAAACTCTTTAGAATTGACATTTGAGTTATTGAGAAAATCTGAACCTTTCCAATAACCGTAGCCATCTTGTGCTTTAAATGCATATTCTTCGTTGCCTGTTTCTTCATACTTTTTAAGCCATTCGGCTTTTGCGCTATCGGATATGCTTTCCCATGTCGGAATATCTACGCCAGCATCTATTGTGTCGCCAATCCCAAATATCGTATTTTTAGAATTGGCAAATAAGTCAATTGTTGATATACTTTGGTAATCATCTGTTCCACGCGCATTTGAAAGCGTAGCATTGTTCTTTTTCATTTTTTCAAAATTATTAGCTAGGCCCCAATAAGATTTATAAAAAGTGTTGAAATTAATAACGCCTCTATTCAAAAAATGTATTCTTGCGCTTGGAATCACTCCGTATGGATAATGTTGCCAATAATAATATGCATCTGCCCAGCCTTCATCTCCTGTGATGTTCGCGTAACCAAATGTTCCTTTCCCTGCGTATGAATTTGTAGTGTCCGGAGAAGGATGATTAAATTTATAAGAACTTACAATATTTGTAAAAATAGATCTTTGATCAATATAAGCCTTCATAGAATTTTTCAAACCATGGGCCTTAGATTCGTCGTCTGGTGCTACATCGTATGGCGTACCAAGAATATTGCAAACAGAAAAAAACAGGTCAAAAAATTCCAAGAAAGTTGATCTAGTGTCGTCCGCTCGCCAGAAAACCAAAACGTTATGATCGTGCATTTCAGCATCTATTTTATCTATAAGTGATCCAAGAAATTGATGTATGTGTTTTACAGTTTCTGTGTCGCCAATGCCATGTTTTGTTTGATAAAACGCAGTTCCGGCGCCGCGCGGCCAACTAGCATTTGGATCTTGCTGATTAGAACCAACATCAGTATTGCGAAGCCAAAGATCTTTAGTTTGACCATTAGAATTTAAATTATCAAACACCTCCCTTTCACCACTGTGGGACGACGCTTCTTTAATATTGGTATCCAGTGTGTCTCGAAATGTTGCTTTATCCCAATGAGCATATGCTGATTTAAAGCGGGACCAAAATATTTTAAAATATGCCTGTTCGCTCTCTGATAATATAGAACTAACTTTTTCCACAACTTGAACTGCTTCCCCGTCTTGCCATATGGTAAGCATGTTATCTTTAGGAACATTTTCGCCTGACCCTGCAGGGTGCGCTTGATAATCATTGATTTCGAGTTTTGAAGTCATTCGTACATATGGCTCAAAATATAGGCCGCCGAATGTATTAACTGGAAGTGGGCGATATATTTGTTCAGGATACCCGTAATGATAGGCGTCCAAATTATCAGAGGCCAATTCAAATGATGGCAGCTTTCCAGATTCTAGTTGATATCCAAGTGTGGCTGGGCCGTTGCCATTAGAATAAATGTATTTTCTAGCAGGATATTTGCTATCCATCATCATTCGCGGATTAATAGCATACTGAAAAAGGTTATTTTTGAGGTAAGATTGAGGATCTTTGCTATCGATGTCATCCAAACTCATAAACAAATTCTTCCACTCATCATTAATATGATCTTTTACTCTAGTATCGAATAATTTATCTACTTCTAGTGCACATTCTGTGATAATCATATTCAAGCTTTCATCAGGATCTTTAGTTCTTAAGAACTCTGCTTTCTCTTGTTCTGTTTTGTTTTCTAGCTCGCTCTCATCTACCAATTTTAACCTAGCATTAACTAACTTAGAACAATATTCTTTAAGCTCCTCAAAGCCTGAAGCCATTACACTCTCAACTGAATTTTTAACATTATCTACCAACAATCGCATATAATGATCACTTTCAATGATGTCACTTAACTTTGCAAAAGAGTACATAAAAAATACTTTAAGAATTTCTTCAGTAACACAAACCTTTATTAATGATTTATACAGGCCAAATAAATTAGCAATTTGAAGAGCATCAGGTTTAGCAAACATGCTGGTGACACACTCCAAAACTTTTCGCATATCATCTATATCCTGCTTAGTTCCTTCTGGGTCTAATAAGGGCGTAATGCTAGTCTCAGCGCACTTGCTTTTAACTTCTTCGTTAGTCAGTGGCATCGCATTGAAGTTTTTAGATAAAAACAATTCATTATGTGTCGTATTATTCCAAACCGTTTCCAACATTAAACTCACAGCAAGTGGATATACGGCATTAAAAATAGACTGGGATGTTCCCTCAAGCAGCCCCTTAGCCATCATAGTTGGCACTATTTCACTTTGATTTCCGGAAGGATTCTCGGTCCAATAATCGAAAAGCTCAAATCCAACATCATCCTCATTATAATCTTCCATGGGAGCATCATCATGAGGGAACGAATATTCTTTCATCCCAGCGTTATAAGAAATAAGTTTAATCTGCGGGGGCGTAATAGTAACGTCGCCTCTAAAATTATAAGACTCATTAGAAAGATTGATAACTAGGAATAATTCAATAGAGGAGTTAGGTATATCATAATTAAAAACAGCAATACCTTTATCGGGATTATAAGTGTATATCTGTCCTAAAAAGTTATTATCAGCTGTAATTTTTGATATAGTGTTTTTAAGTTTTTCTGCAACGCTTTTGTTGGGAGTGTTTTGATATTTAGGGTCAGTTCCTACAGATTGAAGCATATCACCAAAAAATTCACCATATTTACTAGCTGCTTGTTTTGGATCTATTTCTTCATTAGATGGAATTTTACTAATCAAAGTATTAATAATTCCCATATCTCCAACTTCATTAATGATTGGCTTGTAAGCAGATAAATTGTTATTAAAAACATCATCAATTATTTGATATGTATGATCATTTAATCTCTGATGCATAAACAGTTGTGATGGGTGAGTTTGGCTATCCATTATCGGCTTCATTCCAACTTGATTTGGTGCGCAGGGGCCACAAAATAAAGGAGGATATTTATTTTTCATCATCTCGGGCTCTAGGAGTGCCATAATTTTTTCAAAATCTTTTCCTAAATCTTCTTCATCTGAAAGTATTATCTTCTTAATATCTTCTGGGTCAATCGTTTTTGACAATTCTTCCGGAATTCCCGGCAAGCACAATTCAGCCCATGCATTAGAATACTGATGATATTGTGCTTGTGCATCCTCAATTATGTTTGGATCAATATGGGAGCCAACCTCAACCATAAAATCGCGTGCTTGGTTTGTAGTAATGAGTCCCTCTAAATTGACTGTTGTACCGTCATGATTGTAAAATTGATTTTTTCTTGTTGGATCGTAACCAACTTGTGCAGCAATTGCATCAACTGATTCTCCTGGAAAGTTTTCTTCCATTTCCGCTTTAGTTTTGTCTGGTGTGAAAATATCAGAAACAATTTCAAGTTCTTTAGTAAAAGATGTGTCTGCGCAAGGATTTGCAAACATTCTTTTAAACTCGCTTGGTGAAAACGCAAAAGATAGTTTGTCCCAACGGCTAGTGTCAAAGGCGCCTTGAATATCAGCATTGAAAAAATGTTTTGCCTCAAAATTCTTCATAACATCCCAAACTTGCTGTTGATCCTTATCTTTATAGATTGTAGAGTTTCTCAGCCAATCGCCTGGGCCTGTAAATCCAAAAGGAGAACCGTTTGGAGAATTACACAAATCTCTAGTTAAGCTACCAAGTACTTGATCCTTAACATATTTTATTAGCACCATGACAGTTGCATAAACAAGAGACATAGCCATGTCTTGAAGGCCCTTTACAAACGCATCAGCAAGATCTTTCATCATATTACCGCCATCTAAATAACGTTTAATGGGATTCAACATTCTATCTATAGCTAAAGTTGCTTCTCTTTCTAGATTATATGCCTTTTTCTTAGAAGAAGACATCATCCCATCAATAACATCGTCTGCGACCTCTTGCGCTTGCTCTAATATTTCACCAATAGGCCCATATAGTTGTATCACGCAGCTGCAAATGGCATCTGTAGCTTCGGTATCAGCCCAAGCAGCCAACTCATCATTAAAGTCGTCGGGAGATCTTCCAAGCTTTTTTTGCATATAGGGATCAGAACAATACATTGAAGTCATGGATGCTAGCGCTTGGGCTTGTGTCCATTGATCAGCATTGGCAGGGAATTTATCTGGATATCTAGATGATGCGATCTTGTAAACTTCTCCGGTGCGACCTGTGACCATTTCTTCTAATTTTGCAATTGCAAGATCTCCATTTTCAACATTTCGAAGGCACGGATAAAGAACCATCCTTAATTCACCTATGGGAATGGTCTTTAATATTACCTTACATATTTTTCGTTTGACGTCTGGACCTAGACATTGAAAAATCATTTTTCCGGCCACTTTTAAAAGTTCGGATATCGGTATTTTATGCAGCAATTTATCATATAAAGCCGTTATTGATTTTAAATCATCCGTTAGTGCCTTCATCATTACAGAATCGCCAGTGGTTATATATGTGGCATTTGACGCACCAACAATCATGTTTTTAACCTCTGGGCTCATAAGCTGAAGGGGATCTTTTACATATTTTCCAGTAAAAAGGGCATCTTTCCAAAGTGGATTTTTTAACTCATCAAACGTAGCCATTGTACCAAGCCACATTTTTTCAAAATTTGTTGCCTCGCCAGCGCCTTGAAAGCTTGTTTCAGGCGTTGGATAAACATATGTGTTAATAAACTTAAGATATGATTGTTGCGTTCCAAACAAATCATTATTTACTTTGTCGACACCTTTTATATATTTTGAATATCTTCTATTAATATCTGGTAATTTATGAATAAAATTATTAACTGTTCTGTTTGCAAATGGGCCAGCCATCTTCATTTCTAAGAGGCCTTCTCTAAGGGCATATGCATTCATGTTCACATCTTCTTCGCAAAGACAATCCGCAACATCACTAAAAGCTATATATTGGAGATCGTAATCTTTTGTAAAGCCAAATTGAAAGGCACCGTTTTCAGACATGTCCAAGCTCTTTGAAACAAATACCGGCTCTAAAGGTGCTTTTCCATTTTTAACCATAAGGTCACTTAATATGCCATATATTTTACCAATTTGTTCACTAACACATTTTCCTTGGAAAGAGCTTTCTACGCCGTTCTCTATCCATGCATTGTGCATCTGTGTGTCAAAATGATATAAGATGGTTGTCATATTTGTAAGATATTGTTTTAAATCTTTTAATAATATCAACACTTCTCTATTTGTATTTGCATAATCTATGGTTGGGTCGACTTCAGGGGGCAGTGAATCTACCCAGCCCTTATCAAATAAAACTTTAACAAATAAGTTTTGATATTCCGGCTTTCTAGGGACGATTCGCCAAGAATTTGTTATTGTAACTATATCGGGCTGATTTGTTTGAGGGTTGACAGATCTTGGCACATTAATGTCAGATGGTATTATTGCATATTGTTTGTACCAATCTTCAATTTGTTTATTGGACATTGCTTTGTGTAAATCTTTTTTTAATTTTTTAAGCGCCACTTTTTTACACAAATCACTAAATTCTGTTTCTTTGTGTAGTAGCGTTCCTTCTTCCGATGGAGAGCCAATTTTATATTTTCCATCGGGACCTTTGTAATCAATTAAGTGTTTATTACTAGTAATGTTTTTAAATAATACTGGTACTACATAATATTTATTATCTTCTGATATGTGTGCATTAGTTTTTTCCCACCAATGTTGCTTTTCTCCCATATTTCTATTTTCGTTTGCATTGGTGCCACGCGTGCTTTTTGACACAGAAGGGCCTATTCCATAATAGCTTTTTAATTTACTCACCTGAGTTGGCCAACCTTCCTTTGGCCAATTTTTATCTATTATATCGAGACTGCTGGCTGTAAAAGTAGCTAAATCTGGATTGTAGATTGTTTCTGCAGCCTTGTCTTGAAAATATTTCTTTTCAGATTTAACCCAGCCTTTTTCTGGTTCGTCTTTTAATCTATTCCATATTTTTTCAATTTCTTTTTCTAATTTGCCAATTGCCATTTTAAGCCTCTTTCTTTTTAACTTGTATAAACGCTTCTACTATTAATAAATTTGTTGCTATATCTAGCAAGTCTACTGACCTTCACTCCTTGGTTTCGCATTGTGTGCAGCATTAAATCCTTCTTGCATGACAAGCCGCTAACAAGCGCATTGAAACCGGCTGCGGCGCAATCCATAGATATTAGCGTCTGACCTCCGCACAGAGCAGTAGGGGTGCCTACCGCGGCTTGTGAGATGCCTATAGCAGTCGGAGAAGGATGCTTGTGGGACATCAATGCAGTATTAAACTTATGCTGAAACATTAAAAAATTATCTAAAATAGCACTCAATTCATTAATATTGTCGACAATATCATCTAGCGCTGTAAGCAAATTGTTGCCCTTTGGGATTGGGTGCATTTTATCCTCTCCAACATTTCCACCTGCAATCAGATTAATAGGCGGTACCGATCTAATATATTCGTCTTTAGAGTTTTTAATGTCAACCCCTGAAACAATTTTAACACCTTCTCTACCTTCTATTCGTATTTGATCTGCCTTGGCAACCACTGCAGATTTTGATTTTATATTTCCGAGATTTCCATCTGGAAAACCAAACATATCATCTACATCACACATTTGAGAAACATAAACCCTGGCAGCGTCTTTTTCTGAACTTGGATTAACTGGGGTCTCTGGTACTTTTCCTCTCGCTGTGTGGTGAGATGCCAATCCTGCATATATATCCACCGCGGAGCAACCATATGCGCCAACGGCGCCAAAGCCGCCGCCAAATTGAGACTGTTCGCCAGTAGAGGGATCAGTTCGCTCATTCATTCTATCGGGTCCAGTACGGACACCAGAGCCGTAAACTCCTTCCAGATTTACCTCTCCAAATGGTGGCTTATTTAATTCAGGAGTATAATAATAATTTGGATCGCCGTCGATACCCATGTGATATACCAACTCATCTTTATCGTAATTTCTGCCCTTTGTTTCTCCAGCCAATTTAGGATTTCTAAGTGGTCCTCTCATCTATAATCTCCTTATACCATTATTATTTTTTACTTTTAAATGATGATTGTTTCTCATAACCATGCTGCGCGACGTACTCTCGCCACTTCAGCCTAGATTTAGGGTGTGGCCCTTTATAGTCGCAGCCATTGTTCTTAAGTTGTTCTAGTGCTTTATCGGGCCATTTTTTCTGGTGACTCCCTGTTTTAGTGCCAAGCCTGAAGTGGAAATGATCCTCGTGATTAGGCTCAGAAAGGAAAAAACTATTAATCTTTTTCTTTGTTGTCTCATTGAATCCTGAAAACAAGCTCTTAAATGCTGGATTAGGTTCTCGTAACATTCCACTACCTCCGCTTTCTATAGATTGGTCATAAACTCCGTTAATAATCTCATCACATCTTCGTAAAATATATTTTTTAAAATACCATTGCGGCGTTTGTTTGCCTTCTACAGATTTAACTCCGCATAAACACATTGAATTTGCCATTCCGGGCTGTTTGATGGTTAATAGCGCCATAGCAATACATTTATCATAATCTACACGAATATCGCCCTTGACGGTATGTTCCTGAAATCTCTTGGGCTGTTTTGTTCCTGGTTTTGAATTCACCCAGTCGACAGGCAAATTCATGTCAAAATCAATTCCCTCTCTATGTGATCCATGTCCACGTATCATATCAATGCCGTTGGCCCATTTTGGTGATATATCTCTAATAATCCATTGTAATGTCTTTCCATCTTTTTGTGGATATTGGGCGTTTTGCTCGTTTAAACTAGTCCAAATTTCGTTTTCTAGAACATTTTTTATAAATCTTCCAATTATTGGTTTACCCCAACTTTTGGGGGTCGTGGCTGCAGTTATTTTTAAGCCCTTATTAAAATCGCTCTTTCTTCCATAGTCTAGCAACCCTAGAGGATTTGTTTCACAATTAACATCACCTTTCGTTTCCTTGGGCGTTGTGCCTGTGGCGCCAGTTGTTAACTCTTCTTTACATTTTTTTCTACAATCTTCATCTTTTGTGGGGGGCTTTGTTTTTGGCCTGTGCTTGTCAAGTTGCCCTTTATCACACTTTAATTGAGGTTTTTCCAGATCAAAAGAGTCGGATAATTGTTCACCTTTATGGTTGAAGGCATTGCCTTCCTCATCATAAGCAACAGGAATATCAGCTGCTTTTATCGTTTCTGCAGCACTTTTGGGTTTAATTGGGTTAAATTTGGGTGTTTTTGATGCGTCTAAGAGTGACTTTGCTGCAAACTTGTTGACTATTCCGTACTTGTGATTACTTTTTTGTTGTTCCAAATATAAGCCATCAAGTTTTGATAGTTTAGCCTCTACCTCTCCATCCTTTATCTCAGCACAACCATTAAATTTACCGCAGCCATCTTTCTTATAAAATTGCTTTACATATTGCCATGTTCCCTTTCCTGCGTTCGGATCAGCGGTTGTGCTAGTATCGTGAGCATATACTTGCATTTCAAAATCGACGCCTGGGTTGAAAGAGCTTTTTTGATCAACGAATATTTTCTCAAAAACATCCTTATATGCTTTAGGACCATATAACGAATCAAAATAGTCTATTCTTTGAAGTGTGTGGCCAGCAATTTTATTGTTTGTCATGGCGCTAACAATTGCCCTAACTGGGTAATATCCTCCCGAAAATGATTTAAGAGTTATAAATTCAGGGTTTGCGGAGCCCCCTAAGCCTTCTTGTGGACTCACATTATCTTTACCTTTTATTTTTTCTACTACATCCTTAAGGAAGGTTTTAAAGTCTTGGGAATGTTGGTTTTCTTTTCCAAATGTTGCTTTTTCTGCTTTCATCTCAGTATGGGCATTATGTTGTGTGGTTACATACACTACATTTCTTTTTTGAACAGTAACCATTTTATTCAGTTGTGCTTGGATTGCGGTGTGAAAACCGTCTGCATGTGAACGCCAATTTGTTGGAGACGGCTTTCCTTTGGTGATGCCGTGAAAATAAAATATTAATTCATACGGTTCCGATAAATTGGCGCCTTGTGGTACTACAATAGCTGTTTTTCCTTTTAATTGAGCTGTATCGTCGGCGCCCCACTTGGAGTTATATAATAATACTTTCCCCTTAAATTTTGAAAAAGCTTTTTTGTCCTGATCGGTAAATTTTGAGTTTTCAAGAACTATAACGTTTTTCTTTTCTTTTGTAATTTCGCTAGATGCAATTGCAGTCGGAACATTTGTATCTTCCAACCAGGATATCCAATCGATGCTAGGTTTGGCAGCTACTCCCCTAAAAATAACAAATGCCCATGGGCCTGAAAGTCTTAATGTGCGATTTTTATTAGACTTAATAAATTCACGGCCAGCGTTATATTGTTCTTTGAGACTTTGAACATTTTGTGTTGTTGGTTTACCTATGAAATTTAATTGGCCTTTATATTCATCAAGCAAATCTATTACCGCTTTAGATGTATCAGATAAATTTTCACTATTGTCTGATATCCATTCTTGAGTTAGAGAAGATATTTTGCCTAAAAATGCAGCAAAAGCTTTTCTTGGTAGTTCAGATGCAAGATTAGTTCCGTCAGATGATAGATGTACCTCAATTTCTACGTTTTTTGTATTAACATTGCTAACAATATCTAATAAATCGTTATCATGATAATGATTATTTTCATGGCCGCTATAATCAGCATGAAATAATTGTATTTTTCCTAATTTGTCTCCAAGTGGGCCACTACTACCTAATAGACCGTTTCGGGCGAGATTTGATATTGCGGCGCCTCCATAACGTTCAGCAGCTAAAGTAATTTTTTGTACTTTAGCTTGATCAACATTGAATTTTTCTTTTAGTACTTTATTAACCTCAGTGACGAACTGTTTAAAGTCTCCTTTACCTTTTGGTTCTTTACCTTCGTATCCCCCTACAAAGAGTTTGTGGTTATCGGCCCAGACGGGCTGTTTAAGGCCCCATGCATGACAATGGCGATCTTTATATCTTGCCAATTTTTCGCCCCTATATGCGGAGGACTGACTTTGAATTCTTTTATAACCAATTCCCGGTTTGGACATTTTTTCAGCAGACCACAGCATCTCAGGGACAACAAAAATAATGTTTCGCCTTCCACCATTGAATTTTTTATCCTTTTTCACCATCTTTGTGAACGTGGTGCCCATCTTTTTCCACTCGGTGTCTGAATTTGGTGAAAATTTATTATTATCATGAAAAAAGTATATTATTTCTAAATTTTGTTTGGGATCGACACCTTTAGGCATAAAAATAAATGTATTTCTCCCCACACCATCTTTCATCTCAACATTGTCATCGTGTCCATTTCCTGAAAATTTAGAAATATATTTTAAACCAGGGAAAGCGTTTGCATTATCCTTCAAAATTTCTTCAAGCCAAGAAGATCCGCTTTCGTTAATGATTTCGTCTTTGGTATGGCCTTGGCCTGTAGCTAGCGGCGTAGCTTTATCAAGAGCAGCTAAATTTATATTTTTTCCAATACAATCACCAGTTGAGCCACCACCACGATATTTTTTTATACAAGGGTCAACACAATCTTTATATTGCCTAGCTGTAATTCCAACATTACCGGGATCTAATGGTCCTGCATAATATATTCTTGTCATAGAACCAGCATTTCCAAATACAACTCTCACTAAGTCGCCAGGGCTTACTCCAAATTTCTGCACTCTAGTATCAATTGCTTGTATCGTTGGGTAAGAATCAATAATAAGTTTATCATTTTTGTCTGGTTTTTTAAGATTTCTCGGCACTGCTAGCATAAAGTGTAGTTCAGGTACCCTAATTTTATAAGTGTCTAGTCTATATTTTTTTTTACCCGGTTTGAGTGTACCTTGTATTGCAAGATCTTGTGCCGTACAATCTGGACCTGAATATTTATTATCTGCCCTCAACAATATTCCTATCAATGAATGGGAATTTTTAAATTTATTAGTGCTAAAAACTTTATCTTTTATACGCTGAAGTATAGACTGGGGAGACTCTGATTGAAAATCAATGCTCTCTTGATCCACATCATCCACATCAAATTCATTAAGATATCCTGGTGGAAGGTTTAGAACATCATATCCCATTCGTTATTTTTCTCCACCTTGTATTAAGTTGAAGAGTTCTTCTTTGTCTTCATCATTTAACTCTACCGAATTATCTTGTCTCTTGTTTAATATTGCAGTAATTTTAACTAACTGCTCATTAGAGCGCTGAAGTGTTTCAACGTATTTGGAGGCGATAAGGCCTAATTGTCTGTGGTTTTCAAGATCTGAAGTCTTTTTCATCTCTAGTAAGAGATCAGTTAAGAGGGTGCTTGTTACAGATCGATCATCTCTAATATTTTTTATTGATTCTTCAATATAATCATTAACATCTTCTATTCGTCGTCCCATTTCTTTTTAAAATCCCTATATTTAACTCTTATCTTGTTTAAAGAACTTACAACTTGCTTTGTATTCAAGCCAGTAATTTCCCTTATATATAGGTAAATAGCCTTCTTATTAAAAATTTCTATATTTTCGGACTCTTCAAAAAGGATCTTAACAGCCTGTATAACTTTCTTATCATTTGGTCTAGTGGCTTGTGTTTCCCACACATCAACATGTTCTTTGAAAAATCCCCAAAATTCTTTTTTAATTGCATCTTGCATCGATGTGTTATAGATGACTAGAGGGTGATTGTTATTAATATCTTCGTCGTTAGAAATACAATATTTTTCAATTAATACTTCGCGCCTATATTGCTGTGATGTTTTTTTGACCTTATGAATAAACCAATTCTTAGTTATAACACTAAAATAAGAAAATGCTTTTGATCCTCTGTTCGCATCATATTTATCTAATATGGTTACAAGCCAATTTTTGCAATCTTCTTTTAAGTAATCTATATTAGGCAGATTGGTAAATTTATACGTATAAACTATCTTATCAACCATCTCGTTAAAGGCTGGTCCAATGAGAGTGTTATATAATTCATTTCTTGTTTTTGGATCGTTGGTTAGACAATAATCTAATATTGCTTGTTCGTGTACTTTGGTAAAGTATTGATTTTTTCTTTTTCGGGCCATAAACTATTCATTTTCCTCGTCGTATTCCTCTTCTGTATAATTAACATCATAAGTGGCCCTAAAATTCTTTGCTCTTTCGGAGAGGTTTTGCGAATGTCTTAGGAGATTTTCTAAGGTTGTATCTCCATAAAATCTTTCTAGATTGTAAACAATGTCAACATGCTGTGAGTATTCTTCTAAGCTAACAAATAACCCCTCTAGTTCTTCTGATATATTAAGAAATCGCCTAAGCAATTGTACTATATACCAAACTAACATTATGATTATAACAATAGATACTGCTAACAATATTTCAATCATCTTGCTTCTTCTAGTTCCTTCTTATGTTCTTTAAGTGCGTCTTTAGAATCTTTGATAAATTCTTTAACGTGTGAGCCAACTTTTTGTTTTCTATTTTCTTTCTGTTTTGAAAGATTGCAAAACAAACTAGGCTTTCTATAAATGTTTTTAGACTCACACCATTGGCATTCTTCTACTTCTTCGGTCATGCTATGGCTTTCTTTCCATTCGCCATAACAATCGTCACATGCATATAGATATATGGGCATGTTTAATCTTTTCTTGTCTGGAATGGATCAACGCGTGTCTCTGAAGGTTGTTCACCAACTACATCAAATTCAAGACTTTGTTGTAAATTTTCTTCAAACTCGTCATTAAATTTAACAATTGGTGGGTTTAATACCACTAATCCTTCGGGCGAGCTTGTCATTTTAAAGCTCTCTAAAACTGGGACAATATCAGATTGTTCCATCAAGCTCTTTTGTAGTGCCATCATTACGGCACCAACAGCTTGTTTTGATAAATTTGTGTGTTGTAGCTCAGTCATATTTATTCTCCTTAAAATATGTTTTATAGATTTTTTAGATTATAACATCTTAGATTATAACATCTTCATGCAAATAATTAAAATTATTTAGTTAAGTTTCTTTGTAAAATGTGCGATGTATTACTTGGAATATATTTGTGACCTTCAAGATTAAAATTTATGAAAGGATTTAAAGAATGAATATTACAACCATAAAATTGTTTTAAAGCTAGAGAGACGATAGTTGTGTGATTTTCTATTTGAGACAGCCAAGAAACATACGCCGCATCTGTTCCGTGATGAGGTTTAATTTTGTCATAATATCCATCAATGGTTGAGTTTCCATCAATAGTTCCACAATCGTGCCCACATAAAATAATATTTGATGCCCCCATATAAGCCGCTAAGTGCACTGCGCTAGTTATTGTAGAATAACTTACAACTATTCTATCTCCACCCTCTTTTATACAGGATAGATCAGGCTTTTCTTCTGGTTTTGCTGGATGGTCAAAAAACCAGCATTCGCCATCGTACTTATTAAGATTTTGGTGAGGGTTGCCACTCTCGTGTTTAGAAAATATTAATTTTGTTTTATTAGAAATTATTTCTTTAACGAGATCAAATCCTCTACCGTCTTTTGCAACTAGATAATCACAATCAAACTTAATACTAACCCTGTTGAGACCTACTGTTATTTTATTCTCAAAGAATGATGGCTCAATATAGTTCATGGTTGGCCCAGCAGCTATAACCCAAATATCTTGTCCTTTGTGTTTGTTTTTAAATTCTGTAATATTATTCATCAAAAAACCTCTCAGAGTTAATGTTTTTATCATCTATAAACAGGTCATAAATAGGCTTCTTAAGGATAAGCTCGTGGTATTTAACTCCCCATGCTTGAAATTGTTTTTCAGTTATTTCTCTCCAGTCGATTCCAGATCCGGTACCTCTTGCTGTCCAATAAACTATTGTATTTCCTTCGTCATAGAGTTTGTTAATCTTTTCTATTCTAGAGGGAATTGGCACTGCCAAGGAATAATCCATGGTCGGAGGTGATTTACAAATGGTTTCATCAATATCAACATAAATAATCATATATCTTTATCCTTTATAAAACCAAGCTGGACCGACTTTTTTATCAGTGTGGTGTTTGTTGATTGCAGGGTTTATGTTGTTTGATTGAAAAAAATCATTAACTGCCCCTTGGACGCCTTTTGGATTAAAATGCCAATCATCAAGTATGATTAAACCCCCAGACTTAACTTTTGGATAAAGTGCTTGTAAAGTAAAAATAATTGATTCGTAAAAATCAGTATCTATTCTGAGAATATCTAGATTCTCAAAAAGATCTAAATTTTTTGGTATTGTATCTTTTATCCAGCCTTTTATTAAAGTTAAATTTTTAGATGAAGCGCCCAATAAATCATATGATTTTTGCACATCTTCTATTTTTCCACTAGTCTTGGTGCCCACCCATGGCTGGCATTTTTTAGCATCATCCCTGTCTGTTATATTGGGCATCGGCTCCCATGAATCAAGACCAAAAATTTCCATTTCTGGATTAGCGTAATGACACAATGCTAAACATCCACCCCTTGCTACGCCACACTCTATCATCTTGATTTTTCCACGATTTGCGACATAACTCATTAACCACCCCAAATGAACATCGTAAACCAATGTGGTTCTTGTATAGTAACCACCAACTTTGGCTTTTCTTATAATGTTGTTATATTCACCCATATCAATTCCCCTTTTTATAAAAATAATTATAAAATTTTAGTCAAACAATCAATTTGTTCTTTAAAGTATTTATAAGCCACTTTATAACCCCCAGTGCCACAATAGTGTAAAAGTTGAATTTTATCTTTTCCAAATTCATCAGCATCGTAAGATTTTACTAAATAATTAAATCCGGGCTCAAAAGGCTCCCAATTGTTAGAAATCTTCATCAAAGCGAAAGAAGCGGCATACTGAACGCCTATGTGTCTAATGTTTTCTGGAAGGGCGAGGTCGTTAGATATCTCATAAGATGGGACTACAAGCTCTTTGAAGTGTGCACACAACTCTTCTTTCAATAAAATAGCACCTGCGTTGAAATGTGGAAAAAAGTTTTTATATTTATATTTTTTTTTGTTCTCAACATCCTCAATATATTTTTGAAATAACTTGCCTTTTATTTTATTTTTTAAATCTAAATTATAGTTATATCTTGTATTTATGCGATTATAAAAAGCGCTGTCGATTACAGAACCAGCAAACATGGCTTGCCAGTCGCAATTTAAATTGAATCTTGGATTACTTAAGGCTATAGTATCACAATCTAAGAGTAATCTATGAGTACCTTTATTTTTAAGATTTTCGCACAAGGCGTTACACCTAACCATATAGGGGGTTTTTTTATAATCTGGAGTGATAGGATAAACATCAATATCCAATTTAGTAATTCTACTTAAATCATTATCACTAAAAGAATATTTTTTATTGTAAAATAAATTTATTTTATAATCAAAGTTCCAATTTTTTTTAATTGAATTACAAAGGATTATAAATTGGGACACTATATCAATTTTTTTTGATACAGTGTTTATTATTCTCTTGTTTTCATAGTTCGGTGTACATGGAATTATAATATTTATCATTTTTTTCTCACAATAAAGTCACAATTTTTTGTCTCGGAAAGCCCCTTCAATTTATTACACCCAACAATATCATCTATCAATCCAATAATTTCTAGTTTATCTTTATTTTTTTCTACAAGATAATCTATTGCGATAGGGCATTCTCTTTTTCTACCATTCCATTCGAATGGCAAATAATCATCAAAAACAACATATCCTCCTGAGTTGACAAGAGGAAAATACATTTCAAAATCTGCTATAACTGGTTTTTTTCTATGGTCTCCATCTATAAATAACAGATCTATACCATTGGGAAACTCTGCAGAGACTCTATTTAACATTTCTGGTGAGTGAGAATTACCTTTTAAAATAATGCATTCATAGTCGTTTTTATTAAATTGTTTTGAATTGTTTATAGCTAGTGATTCAACATTTTCCACTTTACAATCATTGGCAATTGAATAGCCCTTAAGGAACAAGTCACAACTAACAAATTTACTTTTGTACTTGCTTTGCAAAAGGCTACATAAGCTATGTCCAAAATGTGTCCCTATTTCAAAATAAGATTTGCATTTATCTTTCATAATATAATCTTTTATATACAAAAGAACATGATGGTTATTATGATGTATTCTTTTAAAATTAGGATCATCACTTCCCAACATCGCTTTAGAGGTATTTACACTAATTTCAAATGTCCGTTTGAGTCCATTTTTATCTATTTTCATAATTTAAAATTCCTTATTCATTTATGTTTGGCCAAAAAAGGCATGATCTTTTAACCATCTGTTGCCCAAAAATGCGTCTCTGCAGTGTAAATTCACCTTATCATTAAAAATAATACAATCACCTTCAGCCCAATCTACTGAGTGATCATACATTGAACCTCCAACTATAACATTTTCAAGAAAACTAAAGAACTCTTCTTTAACTTCCACAACAGCTTTATCATTTAGATTGTGATTTATTTGCCAGTAATTCCAATTTATGAACTGACCATTGTAGATGGGCTTTTTATGAATCTTATCTCCATCTTGTCCGTTGTATTTCCAAGTGACATCAATCTTTATTTTTTCTAGCAACTCAGGGTTATAACTATTCAAAATTTTAACTAAAGTTTTGAGAGACAGAATGTGTGTCTTGCCGCCAAAGTCTGGTTTCTCAAGACAATACAACATTAACCAATCTGGGGCTTGGCTACTTTCATAATATGCATAATCATTATGCAAAGGTTGTCTAATGTTAGAAGCAAAATAATGATTTACCCCCGCTTCATATTTTATATCTCTTGATTTTGAAAACTTTGTTTCCTTGTTGTTTACTGGGTGGCAAGTTCTTATCTCTCCAAGAGTGCTAGCAAGATTTTCGTACATCAAAACCCAATCTATTTCTTTAGAAACGTTAAAAATATAATAGATTGTATAACAATCTCCCCAAGCGCTTTTGACTTTTTGAATCAAATCGTTTTCTTTTAAGTTTTTCATATCCAAAGGGCGAATATATTTTTTCATTTTTAGACCAATGTGTATTGTTGAAGTTGTTTTTTTATTTCTTCGATACTGTTATTCATACAGACATCAATTATCGACAGGCCGCTCAAACCACTCAGAAATCCTAGATTCAACCCATGTTCAGCAAATTCTTCTTTTCTGTATAAACTTGTCCCACCTATTGAATTTATATAGCTGCTAGCTTTTTCTGCATGGCATATATTTATCAAGTTTTTAACTCTGTCTCCCGTCTTCACATAATTCTCATGAGACGAAACTTTAAAGCAAGTTTGTATCTCTAAGTAATCAGAAAATACCTTTAGTGATTTAAGAGAAAGATCAGATATAAATCTTGGTTTTTCATAAAATATCTCTTCCAATAAATTAAAAATCTGTTCTCTATACTTGCTTTTACTATATGACATATTTACAGTTTTTAATAATTTATTTATTTCTCTATTTTCCCAATCTACTTCAATTTGATTAATTTTACTAAACGAGCTTTGTTTTTTGACAGGAATCGTAAATATCTTCTCTTTCTTGTTTATAGTTAATTTGTTTCTGTTTATCCACCCTCTAGTGATATAATTAACATCATCATATGAAACAAAAACATCAACAGCGTTTATTAACTGAAAGTAGGCAAGGTGTGGCGCAAAATAAGGCTGACATACGGCAATTGTTTTCATTTTATTGATCTCTTAACCAGATTTACAATTTTATCAATCTGACACTCATTCAGATCTGAATGTAGTGGAATGTTTATCATTCTATCAAAAAGGTTTAAAGAATTCTTATGCTCTCTCAAGGGATAGTAGTATTTTTGTGCCTCAACACCATTAATCCTGAAAAAATCAATATCAAACTTGTCATTATAAATTATAGGTAAGTTTCCATAAACGACACCTTCGGAAAAATTAAAAATCTCGACATTGTTTAAATTTTCAACACCCTTAACAAGTCGACTTTGAACTCGTTTATAATCTTCAATTTTGTATCTTTCAATATGTTGTAATATTGCTGCGGCAGAGATATCAGACATTTTTAAATTTGAACTAAACTTATCATATTTTCTTTTTATAGCGGTTTTTGAAAACCCAAAACCAAGAATTTTTTCAAACTCTTGATAGAGATCCTTTTTTAGAACAATAAAACCCCCTTCACCAAATCCTAAAAATTTTGTATGATGTAGCGAACCAAAAGAAAAATCACCAAAGTTACATATATTAACACCATCAACCTTTGTCATGGGAGAAGAGGCGTTATCAAAGATTAAAACTTTGTTCATTTTTTTACAAGAACCAATCCAATCTTCAAGATTCTTTGGATAAGTTCCAAATAAATTTGTAATAACAAAAACATCATTTTCAATCAAATTTTTTTCTGTTAGTGGCAAAGTGTATGTTTTTTCATCAATATCTAAGATTTTAATTTTATTAAGAGTGCTAGCACAAGAAGGAAAAGTAAAAGATGGCGTAACCATTCTATATTCATGATTTTGTTTCCGCAAAAAAAGATAAATGGCATGCCATGCTAGCGTCCCATTGGTTGTACATAAAACAGCCCTATCGTCATCTATTTCTAGAATCTCTTCTAGCTTCTTCTCTAAAATAAATTTAGCAGGACCATTATTCGTAAATTGATTTGTCTTGTGGCTGTCAAATAGAAACTTAGAAAACAAATCGGAATCAATTCTTTTATTTTGAACGTAATTTATCATTTATATTTTTCAGTTAATTTTTGCTCATTTACTAAGCAAAAATTATTCTCCAACAGCATATTATTATCTTCAAGAAAAAACTTTAATTTATCATGAGTTATCAAACTATAGAAATTCAACCCTAAAGCATAAGCAGTCATCTGACTGTGACCGGCCGTGCAGAACAGTTTTTTAACCTTTGAATAATTTTCTATTATTTTATCCTGATTGGCAACTGTATTATTTAAATAAGCAAATGGAATTTTCTGACTCTGTAAAAACCTTGCGAAAGAAGCACTGCCGTCGTGAGACATTACAGCTATTTTCTCTCCAGAATCAATTAAATGCTTTATAAACTGAAGTAATTCTAAGTAAAATTCCTTTCTACTTTTCTTATAATAACGCCTATTTGGTCTATCATCTTTTATTTCAAAAGCGATTAACTCTCCAGATTTAAAATCTTTTTTGTATTTAGACTCAATGAACTCCACAACAGGACAAAAAGCAAATTGAACTTTATCATGTAATTCTGGGTCGATTATCTTCTTCAACTCTTCAACATCACCTTTATGTCTCATAGTAAAACTTTGGCTAATTTGTAGTAAAGTTTCTATGTTATTTTTGAAAATTTGTAATCTTTTAGGGTTGCTTTTGTTGCTGCCTCTATCTGGCATTGTGATATCTTGACCATAAAAATGGTTCCACCCAACACTGACTATGTGGACTTCTGTAGTTATTTTCTTCATAATTTCGGCGGGGCATGCCCATTGCCAACATGAAGTCATATTTGGATTTGTGTCTGGTAAAAATAAGCCTCCACCGCCGAGGACAATGTAATCAAATTTATTAAAATGTGAAATTTCCTTTTCCGTGACTTTGATCCTTACGTCAAAATTTGACCAAGTAATAGATTCTCCTACTATCTTTTCAAATCTAAATTTTGTTGCCGGTCCCAGAAAAAAATCACCAGAATTTGCTTTTCCATTCACTGCATATATGTGCAAAGCCTTCTTCATTTATAAAATTCCATTTTGTTTATTTTGTCTGAACTCTGTTCCTTTTTTGAACTGTTCAAAAAAACAGTTTTTAACACCGAACCCCATACAAATTAAAAAGCGATTATAACCACCAGACCATTTAGCCATATGTGTAATTCTCTGGTCGAATAGGATAATATCTCCAAGATTTGGATAAATCTGTTTGATATGGCCTTCATTCATATTTGGAGATGAGTGGCTACCAACCCTTACTGTAAAGCCATCGTTGTTGTTACTATGATCCTGAAGATATAAATTAACTTTATAAATCTTCATTGTTTCACCATCTACTTTTTCCCATGGTGAGTTGACTTCAAATTTTCTAGTTTCGCCGTTTAAACGATCCTTGTGCCACCCTACACTTCTATTTAAATGAAGATCGTTGTGTCCTATAAAATGAACTTCTTCGCCAACATTTTCAGTTATAATATTTCTTATGTTTTCAACTTGATAAAGGTCAAGTACTTTTTTTAAATTAGATTCTTTAATCCAATCCGGCTTTGCGTGTCCACCAGCATTTTTAAAGCCGCCCCCGTCACTAAAGTACTGATAGCATAAAGATCTCATTTCTTTAATTTGCTCGGACTGAAATACGCCTGGGATTACTATGAACCCGTTTTCTTTTAACTCTAAGTTCATTTTCTCAAACTTTCTCGCTTGCTTAATTCGCTGCCGCGGCAAACTCTAGGTCCACTCTGCCCCATAGACTTTTCTATGTCTCTGATACCTTTAACAAGTTTCATAAAACCTTGTGGCTCAACAGAGGCTAGGTGATCAGATCCCCACATTGTCCTATCTAATGTCAAATGTCTTTCAACCCAAGTACATCCCATGGCCACGGACGCAAAGGTTGTAACTAGACCATACTCATGTCCAGAATATCCAATCTCCTTATTTGTCCATTTGTTTTGAAGCCAATTGATGTAACTTAAATTGATTTCTTCGACCGGTGTCGGATAAGTTGAGTTTGTATGCATTACGACATCTGGATTACAAGCATTAATACAGTCTTCTATCTCTTTTTCGGTACTCATACCTGTGCTTATAATCAGAAGATCGGTGTTGTTTCTTGCATGTTTACAAAGCTCCAAATCAGTAATGAGCGCAGATCCTATCTTCATAGGGCCACCATAGTTTTTCATAAAATCGACAGATGGTTTATCCCAAACTGATGAGAAAATCTCAATTGGTTTGTCTTTGACGTAATCAAACAACTCATCATATTCTTGTTTCTCAAATTCTATCTTTTTTTTGTAATCTATGTATTTAATTTTTCCCCATGGCGTTTCTCTTAGTTTATTCTTTTGCGCTTCTGGTACGCAAATGTCTGGGGTTCGCTTTTGAAATTTAGCATAATCACATCCTGATAATATCGCAGCGTCGATTAATCGTTTTGCTAATTCTGTATCACCATTGTGATTGATGCCTATTTCAGCGATTATTTTTGTTTTTTTTATTATACTCATCTAGATCTTGAATTAGGTCAATATCAACAACATCGTTAATTGAATAAAAAATAGTATCTTTATTATACAAGTTATTATTCAAATTCTTTAGTTCTTTTTTACTAAAAATGCTAATAAAATGGCTTATTTCAAAGCATTCTGGGTAATCCTGGCGTCTGTAGAGGTCGTGTTCTATTATTTGCTTTCCTTTAATCCCATAATCATACATCATAAGGAAAGGCGATGTTTTTAATTGTTTTTTGCACAATAGACTTCTGCCATTATTCTCTTCATAGAAAGATAAGCAATCTAAAACGTTTTTCCAAGTTCTTTCCGGATAGGTCAGATAAAGCATAATTACTCTTTCTCTCAATTGTTCAATCATTTCCTCTATAACAAATTTAGTGCTTGCAAGATCACCAGAGGTTTCAGATTTTCTTATGTGATATTTTATATTATTATTTTCACACTCTTGGATGATCCATTCATCATCAGTAGATACTAAAACATTATCAAGATAAGTTTCTGGAATTGAATTCAAAGTGAAGTGGAACAGTTTTCTATTCTTAAATGGAAGACCTTTTGAGTTTCTTCTAGCGGGTATTAAAATTGTTGTTTTTTTCATATTCATCGTTTTACTTTTTACAATTTAAACTTGTATCTCTTGGAATTAAAATATTCACCTCTATTCTCTCAGCCGGTTTAACAAGTTCGTTTCTTTCGCTAGCAATTTCAAATATACTTCTTCTGCGAGAACCAACGTGTGCAATGCCAAGTTCATTTAACATAATAGTATCAACTATTTTTGGCGCTATTATATCAACATAATCTTTTGAACTCCATTGATCAGTGAAGGCCTTTTCATATGGAAAATAATGTCCAAAAAAACTAGTTCTGATGACGAGAGAGTTGTCATAAGTTCTAACCAAGAGTTCGGCGGCGGCTTTTGTTTTGGCGTATTTACTTAAAGGGTTTATTAAATCATTAATAGAATAATTGCCTTTATTGCCATCAAATACATAATCAGTTGAAATAAAAATTAATTTTTTATTGAGTTTTTTGCAAACCTCTATAACGTTTATTGTACCAATTACATTTGTTTTATATGCATTGTTGGGATTTTTTTCTATTTCTCTGACATTTGTGGCTGCGGCACAATGTACCACCTCCTCGAAATTGTTGATAAATGATTCAAGCCTATCTTTATCTAATATATCACACTCTCTTGAAGATGGTGCTTTAAAGGGAAGATTTCTTTCTGTGAGGACTTCTTGTAATTCCCTGCCAAGAGTTCCACTGCCGCCAGTGATAAAAAAACTTTTATCTTTTAAAACCACTTGTGTAGGCCGCTCTCATAAACAGGTTTCCATCCTGTTTTCTCTCTCAACTTTGCAGATGAAACTGAATAGCGAAGGTCTTGGCCCCAACGATTTTCAACAAACTCATATTTACCTTCACCAAGCCAATCAATCACTTGCTCTGCGACTTGTAAGTTGGTCATATGATTTTCCGCTGCAATATTGAAAATATCATTTTTGCATCCACTTTCAATAAGAGCAAAAATAGCGCTTACATTATCTCTAACATAAGTCCAATCTCTAACATAGCTACCATCGCCATGAATTGGAATTGATTTGCCACTTTGGATAGAAGAGATACATTTGGGAATTAGTTTTTCTTCGAATTGCCTTTCACCATAGTTGTTGCTACTTCTAGTAATCATGTATTCGATATCATAAGTTCTTGCATAAGACAAAACTAACATCTCTGCAGAGGCTTTTGTTGCTGAATAGGGGTTTGATGGCTTTAAAATATCCTTTTCAGTGAAAGAGCCATCTAAAGTATCTCCATAAACCTCATCAGTACTAATATGAAAAAACAAAGGACGGTCATAGGAGGGTTTACCTTTAACAAGTTCAAGAAGGTTATAAACCCCAAGAATATTACTTTTAACAAAAACCTCGGAACTTTTGATAGAATTGTCTACGTGACTTTCTGCGGCAAAGTTTACAATGATATCACAGGATGGAATATACTCCACTTCTGATATATCAACTTTTTCAAAAGAATATCTCTCGTGATTGTCCCAAGGTAAATGTTTATTTGAGGCGTAACCCATTTTGTCATAATCTATGACAGTGTGACCTTTTTCTAAAGCCATTTCAACAAAGTGGCTTCCAATAAAGCCGCGACCACCTGTAACAAGAATTTTCATTAAGACCTCGATAAGATAAATTAAAACTTCGGATTTGATTTGTATTCAGCAAACGTTTGCGCTTTTGTATCTTTTTCCGACATTATTGGTATTATTTTATCACCTTTTCTTGAAATGTTTAAATCTTTATCAAAGAAGTTAATCCCCCCTTCGCCATATGGATTATAGAAAGATGAGCATTTATATTGAACAATGGAATCTTTTTTTGCCTCAAAACCGTGTGCATAGCCAGGAGGTACCCAGAGTATATATTCGTCTTCTTCTGTTAATCTAAAGTCATAAACTTTGCCAAATTGAGAGGAATTTGCTCTAATGTCCACTATATAATCAACTATCTCTCCCTTGAGTACTTGAATTAATTTACCCATTGGGTCGTCCCACTGATAATGTAGTCCACGAATAGTTCCTTTTTTGGAGAAGGAGGTGTTGTCTTGTACAAAAGAAATATTCTCCTCTTTAAAGACTTCGTAAAGATTCTTTGAAAAATTTTCGAAGAAATAACCACGATGATCAAAAAATTTATTTAATTTAAAAAGCTTATAATGTGACAAATCCATAATTAAAAAATTATCCCAGCAATATTCCCATTCCACAACTTTTTTCTTTTCTTTTTTATTATAAAACTAAAATTTATCAATACCCAAAACTAATTTGTATATATGTTTATTCCATATCTTACCAAATAAAACATGATCAGAAAAAAGCTGATCATCATGTTTGCCCCCCTTGGCTAAAGAGGCTGATTCATCGTGATAAAAATACATGTTTTTTCCAAAATAAAATATCTTCTTATTGTTTTTTATGGCCTTTAAGCATATATCAACGTCTTGAAAATTTTTTGATAAACTTGGATTTAAGCCGCCCGCATCTATAAACCATTTTAAATCTATAACTTGTAAAGCTCCTGTCACAAAACTTTCTCCTTTATCACAATTAACTCTATTGTCTGTGATATCACAAAATCTAAAACAATGTATTGGAGAAATGGATACCGGACTTGTGCGTGGCTCCATGGTGAACCACCCAGATCCACCAAATTGTATTGTTTCCCTCCATCTGCCATTAATCATGTTAGGGAAGAACGATCTGATGTTTTCTGTATCTTCTTCTTCATTTAAAGACATTTCAGAAGGAGGGTAAACTAGTTTTGATCCAGATATTGTGGAGTGCTCATTTCTATGCTTCTCTAAAAGCAACAAAAACCATTCTTTCTTAACACACCACAGATCAGAGTTCCAAAGAATAATATCTTTAACGCCAAGTTCATAACAAATTTTTGCTGCTATGTTATTTAACATAGAAAAATTAAATCCTTTGTCATTATCAACTCTTAAATACGATAAGTTATTTTCAAGGGCAATTGATTTAATATTTTCTTCGGACCGGTCGTCAATTATTATAATATTAGAATTTTTATGTATATCGTTTTCTTTCAAATTGGAAATAGTAAATTTTATTAATTCTTTATTATCTTTAATAGGTATTAAAACCGCCGATAAATTAACATCCCACATGTCGCTCTGAATCCATTCACAGCTATATTTAACAGATATTTTTTTAAAAACAGATTCTGTTGGTGTGTAATTTTTACATAATAATTCTTCTTGTTCGACAAAAAATTTATTTGTTATAACAAAATCTTCATTTTCAAACAAGTTGCAATTATAATATAATAATGTCGCTTGAGACGTCACTCTCACCCCCAGGATTTATAAAAGAGAAAAACTTCTCATATTGTTTTTTCTCTTCAAAATTTTCTGCCACCCACTTCTGTAGGTCTTTTGCTTGCTTCTTAAATCTGCCATACTCTTTATAAACCTCTCGAAGCTTCATTTTATATGAACCTTGTTTTGGATAGCACCATAAAGATCCCTTTTCTAAAACTCCCTCCCAAACTGCATGTTCTGGAATAGGAGATAAATCGTAGTCAATTCTAGCAAAATGAGGCTTAAGTTTTTCGTTACCAGTTTTTTTATTCTTTTTTGGTGCACAAAGAAAATCTATGTGACCACTCCACTCAGGAGCCAGTACTGGAAGTCCAGAATAAGCAGCCTCAAAAAGGGGTAAACCAAAGCCTTCACCGTGAGTCAAAGAAACCAGCGCTTTAATCTTGGGGTGTTTATAAAGAGAGTGCATTTCTTGATCTTTCATGTCTCCATGGAGAAGATAAATCTTGCATTTTCTATTTTCATACTGCTTTAAAAAATTTGTAAATCTTTTTGTTAATTCATGCCTATCTCTAATAGAGTTGCCTTGCATAAAGGCTTTGACTACTAGTCCAACATTTGGGTTGTCGATAAATTCTTCAACAAACCATTTAATAGTATTCTCTAAATTTTTTCTTGGGCCCCATTGAGCAACCGCTAAAAAATTAAAATCAGTGCTTAAATTTAAATTTAGATCAACTTCTTCGAAGTTTTTAACTGGGTAATGTACAATTTCAATCTCCTTGCGGCATTTCAGTACTGCTTTTAGGCCTGTATGTTTATCAATTCCTTCATAAACTGTATTCATAAAAGAATATTTTGAGTGTTCAGAGATAGTTATAACCTTATCCATCATGTTGGCCTTCTCAAGCCACACAGGAGCCACTCTATTAGTTTCAATACCTGCAGTTACGCCAATGTTGACAGGGGCCATCTTTTGCCACTCATTAGGTATTGTCACTTGTATGCTCATATCAAAATGAGGTTTTCCTTGAGATTGATTTTGGTAGATTGCAGTTTTTTTAATTAAATCGTCAAACCACCTTCTTTCTTCATTGTCCTCATAAATCCATCCGGTTTTTCCCCATGGAACAGGGTGAATATAAATATCTAACTGATCTTCTACTTGTCTCAAAGATCTCAAAACAAATCTTGCATGTTCGCCATAACCTGACCGCGTTAAAACTGGTCCCCTGACTATTACTTTTTTCTTCATTATAATTCCTTCAACTCCCAAGTTTTATATCCTCGCCTGTTGCCCCACGAGCCCATCTCTTCATGTATCATCGTAAGTGTTTTATCCCATGATTCACAGAAGTTTTCAAAATTATAATTTTTCATGACATGCTCTCTGCCCTTTCTTCCTAGCTCTTTTCTCTCTTCTTTTGTCATGTTATATATTTTTAACATTGCACCAACAACAGCTTCCTCAGATAAGCGATCTTCATAAATAAATGGAATTTCTTGTGAACCTATAATAGCTTTTGACGTTGGTTCTAAGCCAACTCCAAACCATTCTTTTCCGTCTGTCACTTGTTCTTGTAAGCCACCGGTCATATTTACAAGAATTGGAGTTTCGCATGATAGAGATTCTAAAGTTGCTAATCCAAAACCTTCAGCATCAGAAATGTTAATTGTACAGTCTGCCATATTATACATTAATGATAATACTGTAGGGTCGACTTTAGTGCGTGAAAAAAGCACTTCTTTGTTTGTCAAGCCCAAATTCTCGACTATAGCCTCTAGATCTTGGCCATGAGGGTCGTGCACTTCGGTATGCATTATTAAAGTAGCTTTATCGTGCCCAACTTTATCCAAGAACGTCTTAAACCAAAACAATAAACTTCCACTTTGTTTTCTTCTTGCATTCCTATTGTTCCAGAAAAAGATAAATTTATTCTCATCATATTTATCACCAAAAGAACTTTTGGTAAACTCTATAACATCTTCTTCGTCATGCTTTGTAAACACTTTAGAATCAACTGCGTGCGGTAAATAAATAGACTTAACATCTGGAGTGACATTTTTTACAACATCATGCGTCACTTTAGAAATGCATGCAATAAAATCATTAGAATCATACCATTTTTTATTATATGTGGGATAGGGTTTGTTATCCCAAACATGGTAGTAAACCATAGGTATTAATGGTCTAATCTCGTTTTCCATTTCCCACAACCATCCCCAAAATCTAGGATCAGTCATAAACCAAAGAATATCAGGTTTCTCTTGTCTAATAATAGAACGAATTAAATCAGGATTTCCATAGCCTTTAACTGGCATCGTGATCCAATCGTCACCCCATTCTTCAGTTTTTATTGGCTGGTAGTTTTCATGTTTTATTGCACCGCCTAAACTAAAAAATTTATATTTTCCAGTTTTTAGCATAGCCTCAATCATATATTTTGTTTGTGTTCCCACTCCGGATGGAGCAAAAGGCATGTCACTAAGTGTTAGGACTTTGATCTTCTTTTGATTTTCCAAGGTTTCCCCTTATCTACAATGTTGTGTATTATAAAATTCGCATGCGCCAAATTTGCCATGGCAAGAAAGGCGATTTTTAATATGCTTCTTATTATCTACATTATAGAGGGCTTTATTCAATAATTTAAGTGCATTTTCAGTTTTTTTATTTCCACTTGTAACTCTAAAAAATTCAACATTATTTTTCTTTGCAGTTCTTTTCAAAAGCGCAAAATGAGTCTCTAGGTTTTTAGGATCTATATTGTGTTTTAATCCAAAGAAGTGTTTATAGAGTGTTAATTGGTAAGTTGTCATTTTTTCAGATTTTCTTCTGGTGTCCCATCCCCAAGAACAGGTTTTCCAATCTATAATATGACTCTTTCCATCCGAAGTTTTAACAACTAAATCCACAAATCCTTTAAAGTTGTATCCTTCAAAATCTTCAATTGGTTCGAACAGTTTTTCTTCAACAGAAACAAGAGTATATTTGCCAAAATATTCTTTTATTGCAGGAAGCACGTGATCAACCAACGTTACCCCTTGAGTGCGCATATCACTAACTAATTTTTTATTTAGTTCTAAGTCTTCTGGTAGATTTTTTAATTCTTTTAGGAACTCTTTTTGAAAATAGTCCTTTGCATTAGAGATATTATTTTCCACCAATTGTTCACACGTGGAGTGCATTGCAGTACCAAAAGCGGTATGTTCATTTCCTTTAAAGCCAGCAATCTTATCCAAATAGACTAATTTGTGTTTCCAAGGGCAATCATTCCATATTTTTAATTCTGAAAAGGAAATGTGTGGCATCTATACCTCTTTCTTGTTAGCTTCTGCGGATACGGGTTTAGCTATAGCAGCCTTTTTAGCTGTTGTTTTCTTAGCCGTTGCTGTTGTTTTCTTAGCTGTTGCTGTTGTTTTCTTAGCTGTTGTTTTCTTAGCTGTTGTTTTTCTTTTCTTTTCAACTCTTAAAGTCCACTCCCCGCGAGAATCTTCCTCTCTTCTAAAATTACAAATTTTACTGGGGCCTTTGATATCTTTAACGATATATAAGGGATTTTCTGCAGAAAAATCAGCAACAACAGATTCTTTTCTCACAACTACAGGATTTGCAGGGCGTTTATCTTCCCAAGCTAGTTTTACTGTGACTGTAACAGTTGTATCATCTAAAAATTTAATTTGCACTTTGTTTCTCCTTAATTTTCATATTCTAAATCTTCTACTATATTATTAATTTTATTATATAATACAGGACTTATACTCTTTAAATAGTTCACATCTCTAAGAAAATAATTCTCAAAACCATTAGCAAAGTACTCGTTAATGCTTGTTACAGCATACGGAGAATAAAATAAACCAACGATGAAACTCTCTAAAGTCGGATATTCAACGATGTTGTATAAATAATAATCAAAATATTTATTATATTCAGTATCATTAAATTTGGCTGGATCTGGTTCATATCCTTCTTGTTCTAGAATATCATAAAGAAATTTTCGTTTCGAAAGAAATTCTCTTTTTAATTCATTATCAGAATAGATGGCTTCATTATAACGTTCTTCAACAGCGTGAGCAACTTCATGAATAATATCATCTACCATATCATTCTCATTTTCTTGATTGTTTGTTATATATAAGGCACCATCTTTATATTTTGCATTAAAAGGTGTATCGCCACTATCTAGATCTCTAAAGTTTCCTACGTATATCGCATCGATATTTTCGAAAAAACTTTTAGGAATAAGCTCCTCAATTGTATCTAAAACATGTTGAAGATCAAAATTATAGGGAAGCTGGTCCTTTAAGAAGACCAGCTTATCCCCATAAATATGTCGTTCTCGACTATTTCTTTTTGCTTGATTACTACTTTCAATAATGTAATCTCTCATCTAAATAATGCCATCCTTTTTCATTAGCTTTTCTCCTTCATCAAAATCATATATCGCTTGCTGATAGCCTCGAATAAAATTTTCTTCAGCGACAGCTAAAAGGAATTCTGGAAACTGTTCCGCAACCACTTTTATAATCATTTCTACGTTAACTTCTCCATTTTCAGGATCAACTGTATTTCCAACATAATCAACTAGCCACTCTTTTAGCTCATTAGACTTTTCCACTGGTTTAAGAAGATCGGGATTATCATTAATGTCCATATTAGTCCACCAATACCTTTAGATCTTCTTTGTGCTTCCATAGAAGTTGTACATAAAGCAATACTACAACTGCAGGTACAACTACAGAATTAACACTTAGATCAAAAAATGCATGAAATAACACCACATTAACGACAATTGGTGCCAACGCAACGAGGGCTAGCTTGACATGTCGACCCAACAATAAACCTAAGCCGCAGAGCGCCTCTAAGCCTTTCAGAAGGGGAAAGAAATACGGCGCTGCGGCCAAGCCACCCAAAAATGCATGTGCATCTTGCGGTGGTGTTGATGTTGAAAAAAAGTTAAAAAACCCGTTCAACCCAAAAACAAGAAAAATTAACCCTAGACAATATCTAGTGGCATTCTCCTTTACGTTGCTTAAAATTTTGAATAAATTAATACTCATATTATATTCTCCTTTTCAATAATATACTATTATATTTTATTTGTCAATATTTTTTTAAAGAATTTTTGCTGCTAGTGTTGCGACCTTTGATCGCTCGCCTTTTACTAGAGTGACGTGGCCAGAGACATCATGAACTTTAAATTTTTCTACAGCATATGCTAATCCATTCGATGTTTCATCAACATATACATTATCGATCTGATCAATATCTCCGGTTAAAACCACTTTTGTGTTTTCTCCTACTCTTGTAATTATAGTCTTTAATTCATGTGCTGTCAAGTTCTGAGCCTCATCAATTATAATAAAAGCATTTGATATGGAGCGACCTCTTATATATGTTAGTGCTTCGATCTCTATTGTGCCCTGCTGTGTATACATTCTGAGGGTTTCTTTGTCGTTGCCCATTAAGTGTCGTAAGTTGTCTTGAATTGGTGCTAGCCATGGTGTCATCTTCTCTTCCATCGTACCTGGAAGATATCCAATGTCCTTTCCTAATGGCTGAATTGGTCTAGATACTATGAGCCTCTTGTATTGCGTTATTTTATCGTTTTCAACCACTTGAGCCAATCCTGCGGCAATTGCCAAAAGAGTTTTTCCACTTCCAGCTTTGCCCACTAATGTAACAATTTGTACATCTGGATCCATTAGTAAGTCTAAAGAGAAGTTTTGCTCTTTGTTTCTTGGCTTAACTCCCCAAACTCCTTTTTTAAATTCTCCGTTAATTCTTTTAAGAGGTTTAGAATAATCATAAAACCTTGCTAATGCAGTCTTTTTATCATTTGAACTAGAGACAAGCAGAATATAATGATTTGGAAAGAGTGTGATATCTTCTTTTTCTAAATATATTTTTTCTCCGGCGTAGAATTGATCGATTATTTGATCGTCCACTAAATGTGTTTTGAATCCACCATAAAGCTGCTGTGTATCTTTTACAACCTGCCCAACAATGTAATCCTCTGTCATCAAGCCGAGAGCATCACATTTAACTCTCATATTTATGTCTCTCGACACAACAATTACTTTTCTCTTAGGATTATTATTTTTTTCTTCAAGAGCGGTGACAATGATTTCATTATCAGCAACGGTCATATCTAATGGGCTCGTTTCGGGAGACTTTACAAAAAGTATTCCCTTGCCCTTCTCTATTCGAACGCCCGTATGAAGTGAGCCCTTATCGCGTAAAGAGTCTAGCTTTCGTATAAAGCTTCTAGCGTTTGTTCCAACGCCGTCTTGTCTTTTTTTATGATTGTCCACCTCTTCCAAAACTTTAAATGGAATAACAATATCATTGTTTTGGAAAGATGTTAATGCATTTGCATCTGTTAGATAAACACTAGTATCTAGTATATAAGTTTTTTTTGCCATGTAACTCCGATTCTCTTATTACACACATAATAAATAGTCCTTACCAAGTTAATATGAAAAAGAACTTCTGTTTTGTTATCCTGATTCATAGTTATTAATGGAGGTTTTAAAAACATGAGAACATCAGCATTGATGGCTATCTTACTTTCCTTAGTTTTTTCAACAACTTCCAAAGCAGAGATTGTATATTGCGAGAATGAATGTTTTAAGCTAAAAGATGATCACTTAGCAACAATTAAAGGCTTATTATACGAAATAACCGAACAGCAAGACAAAAAAACAAATAAAACATTCCTACCATTAGTCGCAGAAACAATTGTTTGGATGGAGAATAAACACAAAGAAGATAAATCATATAAACTAAAAGATTTTAAAAAAGATGACAGAGCCAGACTAGTGAATAGCGCAATAGGCTTTATTGTGGATGTAGTGTCCGGAAGAACAGTGCATAATGCAGAAAATACACTAGCGAGGCTAACAATTACTGGATATAAAGTCTTAGCGGAATACAAAGAAAAGATAGTTGATAAAAAAACTGTCGTAGAGTATAGATTAAGACTAAAAGAAGTGGAGAACAAAAAATGAAATTAAAAATAATATCATTGTTTATGATTTCGCTAATGATGTCCACATGCTCACTTAGTATTAATTCTACACCCATAGGCTACAACTATAATACAGAAAGGACTGTAAAATATTTACCAAGAGATTCATTTCTACACATTTTAGCAAAAGAGTATTATGAATACTGCTACACAACCGATGAAAAGGAAGAGTGTGTTATTATTAATAGCGGTGGAGCATCGAGCGGATCCGCATTCGTAGTCTATAATACTGTAAATGGAAGCTTAGTTATAACAGCAGATCATGTCTGTAGGCCATCAAGCCCCAGAACAAAACAAAAATTAATTTTAACAACACTAACTGGAGAGGAATTTGAAGCAAAAATAGTAAAAAGAGACAGTTTAAGGCAAAATGATATATGCATGCTTTATGCAGAAAACTTAAAAAAACCTCCCGTAAAATTAGCCCTCAATAAACCACTTCCAGGCGCAAAGCTTTTTAATATTGCTGCCCCTGCAGGTATATTTAATGAAGGTATGGTGCCCATTTTGGAAGGTCGCTATAATGGTGTTTCTTTTCATGGGTGTGCAATGTATTCTATTCCAGCTGCTGGTGGTTCATCAGGATCAATGGTGCTGAATAACAATTTTGAATTGGTTGGGATAATTCACTCTTTACATATAAGATTTCCAACAGTAACATTAGGTCCACGATTTAAAGTTTTAAGTAAATTTATAAGAGAAGGTATAAAGAAGTACTCTGATTTATAGTTTCCATATAGTTGTACCAGATTTCTTTTGAACCTTTGTTAAGAACCTTTTAACATAAAGCATACGCATGATATTATCTTCATCGCACTCATTTTGAATTTTCTCTTCTGTTAATCTCTTTATTCTGCTGCAATATTTGGCAACATGTTCACTAATATCGCTTTGTGTGGGAGAGTAAGTGCTAAGTTGTGAATATATTGTATGTGCTTCTTTATCATCGACAAAAAAAGTAATAGTAATTCCTTTACTATTGTGAGGCGTACTTTTAGCTTGTATTGTTATTCTTCGTGGTTCACATATGTAATCATATGAATACTTCACCCTAAATCTCCGAAAAAAGATGTTTGTTGAGTACTTTCATCTTTTCTTCATAGTCTTTACCATACAATCCATATAAGGCTGCAGCAATACTACTTAATAAAGAGTTTCCGTCTTGAGGGGTAAAACAAAAGCCTGTTACTTTGGTTGTCCCACCCAAACTAGTTACCCCCAAAGAGGGTAGTGATATCACGGCCTGATTAAATATTCTTCCATAATATCCATGATCCCTACCAAAAGAAAATACTTTATTAGCTAGGTTTTTGTATGTTAGCGCAATAAATGGGTTTTCTCTAAACATATGCTCGACGCTTTGTTTATCATGATGTCCAGCTAATGTAACATTAAATCTAATTGTGTGCATATATTGTGAGTTGATCTTCATAGCACTTGAATAGATTGGTAAATTATAATACATTGTTTCTAAGACTCTCGATGCGTCTCTAGCATGATGAGTACCAAAAGTATTATCCGGATGGCCTCCAACCTGCGGGGAAGCAATGAAACTACCATTTTGACTAATATCATTCGCCCTTCTTATGCAAGTGAAATCAGAATCAATAATTGTATCTAATTCTGGAGAAAGACTCTTTAATATACTGCATATATTATGAGTATTACAACTTACAACTTGTACAAAATTTGGTGTAGATCTAACTAAAGCAGAATCGTTAATTCCATATGCATATGGCAGTCCAAAACCTTTTTCGCTTCCTTGTGCAATAAATATTCTTTTTCTTTTTCCACAACCAAAATTCTCTTCTTCTTTAACAATAGGTAGATAATTTCTTTCTTTATTATCGTTTCCAGATGGAGTACAATCAATCACCACATTTGCAATACTAAGCGCCCTCTCAAAATTAAAATTTGGTTTATGTCTGAGTTGTAAAAATTCATTCCACTTTTCTTGATCAACGGTTAATTTAGCTCCCCTATCACATAAGCTTTCCACTTTTGCATATTCATCTACTAATGGTGTTCTTTTGTGAAAAAATACATTAATATTAAACTCATCTTTGAGATCCGCTAACAAACCAATTAATGGCTCACCAATTGTACCTGTACCAATTATTAAAACATTCTTTTTCATAGTTTATAAATAACCCTCACTTCATTTGGAGAAATAAATTGTAATTTCTTGTTTTTATTTTTTACAGAAGACAGTGTTAAGTATTGGTTTGTATTCCACGATAAATAATCTATATCTTCAACTAAAAATAAATTTGACTTGTATTTGACTGTACTTCCAATAAATAATTTATTGTTGTTCCGATCCATTGCGAATCTTTTTGTTGTCATTTTTTCTCCTCCGGTTATTATTATCACCTTTTTTGAATTTATTTTTAACCTTTTTAGTTTCTTCTTTTATAACTGGGGGATTCCATATTTTAACTCTATATGTATCTTTGCCACGTTTGACTTTTACAAGCTCATGATCACTCATGATATTATTTCTATAATCATCAGCTTGATTATAGGTGTCAAATTGCGCAATTGTTTTCCATGTTTTAGTAGTTGTTTCTGTCGACATATTATTTCCTTTTTAATTTAGTGGAGGTGTCGGGAGTCGAACCCGAGTCCAAAAAGCATTAACATTGCCGTCGTTCACAAGAATAGACACTTAACCGCCCAAGTATCAGCCACCTGATCGAATCAGGGTATCCATTTACCAATCTTAAGGTGTTGGCTACCAAAAAATATATAGTTTCCTATATAATCTAATTCCCGCTACGCGTACCACCAGTTTTTCTTAAAACTGGAAACGTTTAGTATTTCTTAAGAAAGTTACTAAAAACTTCCGATTAAGCAGCTAGTGCATAATCAAATTCAACATTATCGTTGGCATTTATAAAATTTAAGTATTTTTACTGTGCTACTTACACAGTCTTGCACGCCAATATCTCAACTCTCTGTCGAAACCGTTTCACCCCCATGTCAAAGTACTGCATTATTATATTATATATTACAACAATATGCAATAATTATTCATCGCTTTCTTCAAAAAAGTTTTCTGTATTATATTTTTTTAATAAATGTCTGAAATCATTAGGAAGTAAACCTAAAAATCTTGCCCCTTCTCTTTTAGATCTAGTGGTAGAAAGGGCCATTTTTAACATGGCATCTTGTACGATCTCTCTGGTGGAATGCCAAATAGGTATACCAAAACATTTTCCACCAAATGGTTTTGTAGATAATTCCAGTTTGAGTGCGATGACATCTTCTAAGGAGAGTGAATTCAACATCAGTTCAAATTCTTCTGAGGATAATTGTTTTTTTCTTAAAACTTTAGATACGCTATAGTGAGCGTTTTTACCAGAAAGTCTTCTTTTCTTTTTCCAAGCCATCTTAAATTTAATTATTGAATATGATATAATATTTTTATAGTTAATTATAACTTACTAATAATATTAATAAATTAATTAATAAAAAATACTTATATATTATATATCATATATTACTTCTTTTAAAGTATCATCTCCAGCAGGATAATCAGGACTTTCTGGTTCCTCTCCAACATCACTAGTCATTTCATCTTCAAACATATCAAAGTACAATTTAAGATTAGTTAAGCCCCAATCTTTGAATGCAGCTGCGTCCTCTGGTACGATAAGTCCCTCGTATGAATTAACAATTTGAGTCTCTACATCGTTTAGAGCGGTCTCTGCTGCTTCGGCGCCTTGTCTAACATAAGGGTCGGAAGAGTCTAATTTTTCAAACGTTTTTCCTTCCTCCTCCTCTTCAGCCTTTGCTGCTTCAATATCTTGAGGTCTTGAGGGTAGAAATTTATCTGGATCTGGTTCGCTAGTCACATCATCCTGTTCAACACCTACTTTAAAATCTTGTTCTGCTAGTGCCATCTTTTCTCTATTAGGTGCATCTCTATTTGCATCGACCGGAGCTAACAGATTTTTAAAATTAACTAAGAAGTGGTATCTAAATGATTTTCTCTCTTCTTCACTAGAAGACAAATTAGTGTATGCATCTTCAATTTGAGTAATGATGCGTTTAAGAAGTGCATCTAATTTATTTATACCAGTATTTTTATGAACAACTTTATCAGCAACTGCAGTTTTCTTAGATACTTCAGAAATAAGGCCTCTAATAATTTTTCTCAATCTTTGCTCTTCTAAAAGCTGCGCATCTCTTTTATTTTTAACAATACGCATGCCTTCACGGATTAATAATCTTAACTGTTGTTCTTGTGGGTTCATTCTGTGACTCCTAATAGCTTATATAAATAGTCTTCAACCTCTCTAATTAACCCCTCTTGTTCATCTGTTCTGCCACCACCTTCTACTGCTCCTGCTCCCATGGCAGATATTTCCTCTAAATCTTCTTTTTGCTCAATTGGGGTATCACTCATTTTATGCCATATATCAGATAGGAAGCTAGCATATGCATCCATATTTTTGATAGTGTCATCAACAACTTCAAATAATTCTTCCATAAAATATTTTATATAATATTTGGCATATGGATAAATGTATCTTTTGGAGGCCTTTACCATATCTTTTGGAGAAAAGCCTAAATAATTTCCTCTTCCTTCGACGCTCCATGCCCAGACAGCCCTTTTTTCAGAAGGATAAGTTTGAGCATTTCGATCACGCCCACCATATATCTTTTCTTCGTCTTGTAGCATTTCTCTAGGGCCTTGAATCCATCGTGCATTTTCCCTAGTTGCGTTGGCAAAAGCATTTTTATTCAAAATTTCTTTATAAGTTATATCCCCATCTGATAATTTTGTGTCTTTGATAACATTCCACAAATCATCTTTATGTAGTTTTTCTTCGATATCGTCAAATTCACTAGGTAATACTTCTTGATCTTTCCAATCGGGGAAGGAATTATTTAATGTATCCAACATTTTCTTAGCATCTTGCTGTGATATAAATAAATCATAATATTTTTGTTTATATTCACTTTCATCAACAGCTTCTTGATATTGTTCATCAAATAAATTTTCTCTAGATTCTTTTTCTGAATAATCTTCACTGTATATCTCATTTAGTTCTTGCTTGGTGCCATAAGATTTATATGCTACTTCCGGAACATTAGCAATATTCGCTCCATACATCGCAACTGGATCAACTTCATTTAATACTTCTTCAATTAACCCAAGAAAGATACCCAGAGGCAACTGGGAAACCTCCTGTAATTCTTCTTGCTCAGAGTTTAACTTTGATTTAATCATATCATATACAACAGGATCATAGAATCCCATAATGCTTTCAAATTTTTCAGGCTCTGCTGTTTGAAGCGCTTGTCTTATTGTCGTACCAGACATCTCACCAAGCTCTGGAATTTCAATTTCTATGTGAGGAGCAACAGCTATATAAGCATGATCTTTCACTCCTTTAAAATCTTCTTCATCCTCAAAAGCTCTAAAATATCTTG